AGCGCCATAAGCAACGAGTTGAACTAAGCCACCACCCATTTTTTAGTATATAACTATGTTTCAGAAAATAATTTTTGAAGATTTAACCCTAATTTAATTAATTTTTAATTCAAAACTAAATATTTTTTTAATTAGTCTAAAAATAAAAAAATTAAAAATATTATTTTTAATTTTTTTATATAGTACCTGATAATACTTTTGAAAAAGATAGTAGCATATCTAATAAGAAATTTAATGCAAGCCATTCGCATATGGTGATAAATCCACATACACCTATTAGAATATTAAAAAGTACCATTATATTTCTATTTACTAGAATAGAAAATAGATCTGCTGATAATATACTTGAAATACCATAACTTATTGCACCTAATCCACTAATAAATGGGGCATATTCAAATATAAATATAATACTGCTAACCCAAAAATTATTAATTATATTTTGTGCTTTTAATGCAGGTTCAGTCTCGGTTACTTTTTTTCTAAAAGCTATTGTTAAACTAAATTGATTATTTATATCTCCCATTATTATTATTATATATAATATATTTTAAAATTAACATATTATTTAATTTTGGTTTATTACTTAAATATTTTTTATATTTATAAGTATGTCAACTTTTAAAGAAAAAACAACAAAATATTCATCTTTTGTTAATAATAAAAATAGAAAAAAACAAGCAAATATTCAAGATACTGTAGATATATGCCATCAAAAAATGATGAATAATTTTAAAAGTAGTCATATATTAGTTGATAAATTAAAATTAAAAATAGAAAAATATAAAACTGATATAGTAAATTTAGAAAATAATCGAAGTATCGAAAATGATATGAAAACTAAATTATATAAAGAAAAAATAGAAATTTTTTCTAAAAATATTGAAGATATAGAAAGTAACTCTGCCGAACTTGATTATTTTTATAATACTGTTAATATATTAGTTGATTATTATGATGCAGATCCTATAACAACAAATAAAGCAACATTATTAAATGATTATTTAAAAATAACTACTCAAACTACTAATAAACTCTCTCATAATACTATCCTTGAATGCCCTGAATGTAAAACTGAAATGACTGTTCATCAACATGACGGTTTAATAGTTTGTACTGCATGTGGTGTATCTAGTGAAATATTATTAGATACTGATAAACCAAATTATAAAGAACCAATACAAGGCAGTAAAAACTATACTGCCTATAAAAGAAAAAATCACTTGAATGAAAGAATTAATCAATTCCAAGCAAAAGAGACGATTGATATACCTACTGAAATTTATGATGAAATTAAACAAGAAATTAAAAAATTAAGATTAGATAATGATAGTATAAATCATAAAGTAATGAGAGATATTCTTAAAAAACTAGGTCATAATAAATATTATGAACATATTACACATATTATTTGTTTCTTAACCAGTAAACTTCCTATTACAATTTCACGTGAAGCGGAACATAAAATAGATATGATGTTTGAAGAAATTCAAGAACCATTTGAAATTTATAAACCTAAGAATAGAAAGAGTTGCTTGAATTACAATTATCTAATGCACAAATTCTTTGAATTGTTAGAATTAGATGATTATCTTATTTATTTTCCTTTACTTAAAAATAGAGAAAAATTACAAGAAGTCGATGCAACATGGAAACAAATATGCGATCATTTAAATTGGCAATATTTTCCATCAACTTAATTATTAAAATATTTATTTATTTTAATAATTTTTATATTTTTGAAAATATTTAATATATTTTATAGAATAATCAATTCCACCGCCTTTAAATGAAGGATTATATCCCATTATAAATTCATTATCATCATATGGTAAAATAACAGTAGTCATGATTGGATTATGATCACTATATTTAATAAATTCAAATTCATTTGCTAAAAATGTTACAGTATTATAGTTTTTATAATTTCCAAGACTATTATATCCTATAACTCGATCACAATAACTAGGTGTTCTTTTTCCTTTTTTTCCTTCTATTTCATAACATGAATTATCACAACCAATTGTTTTACATGTTTCATCGCAAAACTGTTTTTCATCATACATTACTGTTTTACATGTTGGACTATAATTGTCAATTTGTGATAAATCTTTAAATTCTAATGGTTGTGAATTATAATCAATACCATTATCTAATGACATTAATAATTGATCATTTCCATTATCATCTTTTCTAAAATTTAAATCACCTGTCCATAATATATTAAATTTTTTTTTAGAAGTAAGATTATTTCTAAGATATTTAATTATTTGATCCATTGCATCAAGACGTATCTGTAATCCAAGATCTTCTTTATTTTTATCCATTGGTAAATGTGATCCAATAAAAAATAAATCTTGGTCATCACTTGATAATTTTATCAATACACTGCCTTTACTTCCAATTAAATTATGACTTAATATTTTATTTCCACTAAAACTAAAATTATTTTTTTTATATAATCTTATAGGAACTATTACCAAACCATGAACATTAAAATTTTTATCCCATGATGGATAATATGATGATTGAATAATATATTTTGTAGGATCAAATATTTCAATAACTGAATCAATAAAAAATGATTTCTTTCTATCTTCTTGAGTTGATATAAAATATATAGTATTAGATAATGGTGTAAAAATTTTTCGTAAATCATCCTGAAACTGATTTAGATTTAAATCATCAATATGTTTATTTAATTCACTAATATTAAATGTAAATACTTTAATCTGCATTATTATAAAAAATGAAAATTATTATTATTATGCATAAATACATAATAATAAACGTTAAATATACATAATGTCTAAAACAATAACTAAACGCATGGAAAATTATATTAAACATAAATCAGAAACACTCTTTTTACGTGTAAAACTTGCATTATTAGATAAAATTTTTGATGCTGAAAATTATGATGAATATGATATAGATGATGATGAAAATATTCATATTCAATATTCATTAAAGAGAGATGAAAATATTATATCTGAAGCGCATGATATTATTCAAGAAAAAATTAGACTAGAATATCGTAAACATTTAGATGATGTATTCTTAGAAGATGGGTATTATATTGAATATGATAATTTTGATATTAAACTATTTTTTTCAAAACCATTAAAAATAAAAAAATCAAATGATTCAGATGATGATACAAATTTATCAAATATATCACATAAAGATGATCAAAATATTTTAAAATATAAAAAATCAAATGATCCATTAAATGAAAGAATCCAAGAATCAGATTTTGATTTTGGTTATGGTGTAGAAGATGATTAATTTATTTATATATTTTTTAGCATATATATATAATTACATCCAATAAAACGTTTGGCTTGAGAATAATGTACTATTTTATATGGATATAGTTTAAAAAACTCTATATCTAAAATAGGATTTTTTCCACTAATATATATAATATAACATGGTGATGATATTTGTGATATATTTTTCATTACTTTATGATATATGGGCAAGGCATTATTTTTTGATAACGTCCATAAAGGTTCATACATATAAAATATTGTAGGTGTAGGTTCAAATATATAATCAACCATATCCATATTCAAGACTGAAATATACTTTATTTTAGAAAATCGTTTTTTTGTAGATATTGCTTGTTCTGAATCTAATTCAATACCAATTATTTTTTTTATTGAATTAATTTTATATATTTTTTGTATAAATTCACCACTACCGCATCCAAAATCAATTAATGTATAATCTAATTTTGGTAGTGTATTAATTAATTGAATTGTTTTATTAATAATTTGTGAAGGTGTAGGCAGACCACTTTTATTTAACGATGGATTTAATATACATTTAATACCATATATTAAATGTTCTTTTTCATAATACCAATATAAAAATATAAAAATTATAAATAATTGTAAAAATAAAGTAATACAATATGTTAGATATATTTTCATAATATAACAATTTATTTAATCTTATTAAATTCTATTAATTGCATTTTTACTAATTTAATAAATTCCTCTTTATTTTTTGTTGGTTTTAATTCTTTCTTAGAATTCTTAAATGTTAGATCTAGGGATTTAGGTATAACTATACCAAATAAATCTAAATATACTTGATTATTACTAAATCCTTGATAATTATTTATACTTAATTCTAATTTTTTACAAAGAATATCTAATTCTTTCTTTGTACTAGATTCAACTTCCATTAATTCAGGAATACCAGGATTCATATCAAATATAATTTCTGAATTTTTATAATGCCATATTTCACGATATTTCTCATAGTAATATTTCTTTTTACATCCTATTGCAAGTAATATATTAATTCCTTCATCAAAATCATTAATATTTACTTCATTTTCAACTGGAAATTTATCAGTTAAATTATTCTTAACTGTCATGGTTATACGGTGACCTTCATCACGGACACGAATATATTTTTCACTATTAATAGAATCTGTAAAGACCATGACTCTAAATTTGAATGTACCAAAGTATTTTGCATTAATATCTTTTAATGTTGTGATTATTTCTTTTTTATTGTAATTATTGAATCTATATTCGTATTCTTTCGGCATATATTAGATTTATATTAAATTGTTATAATAATTAAAATAATAAATCTAATATATAAATATTTACACTTATATAATGATAATAATATGAAATATACGTGTAATAAATGTAATAAAATTTTTTTAAAAAAATATAATTATACTAAACATATAAATAGAAAAAATCCATGTGATAATAATATATTCAAAAATAATAATATTGAAATACCATTACAAGATTATGTTGATATAACTCCTAAAATAAATAATAATAAATGTCCATATTGTTATAAAATTTTTTTTCAAAAAAGTAATGTATTAATACATATAAATAATAAAAGTTGTAAAATTTTAAAAGATAAAAATACAATTAATGAAAATGATAAAATTATAGAAAAATTAATTAAAAAAATACAAGAAGATCAACAAAAAATAGAAGAATTAACAAAATTAAATAATATAAATAATAAAAATAAACAAACAATACCTAAAACATTAAAAAAATTAGTATGGGATACATATATTGGTGCCAATAAAGGAATAGCAAAATGTATATGTTGTAATCACCAAGATATTAGACAAATTGATTTTCATTGTGGTCATAATATTGCTGAAATTAATGGAGGTGAAACAAATATTAATAATTTACGTCCGATTTGTTCACAATGTAATCAAAGTATGGGATCAATTAGTATTAATGAATTTAAAAATAAATATTTTAATTAATTTTTAAGATTTATGTCTAAAAAATTGGTCAATATTTAATTTTTATATTAAAGATAATATAAAAATTAACCATTATATAGTTACAATATAATATATATTATGAGAATATATACATGTGAAAGATGTTTAAAAGATTTTAATCATAAAACTCATTATACAACACATTTAATAAGAAAAATACCATGTGAAATTAATGAAAAATCCAAAATAAATCCAAATAAAATATTATCATCTAGCGTGTTATTACCGTCTCCTTCGATAATAATACCACAAGTAATATTAGAATCTGAAATAAATCAAAATATTAATATTATTAAATTAACAGATAATACATGTCCAAAATGTTATAAAAAGTTTTTTCAAAAAAGTAATGTTACAAAACATATACAAAATAAAAGTTGTAAATTAAAAAATATATTAACACCAGATTCAATTATAAATGAATCTTCTTCAAATATAAAAATTATACTAGAAACTCATCAAAATGAATTGAAATTAAAAGACCAAAAAATACAATTATTACAAGATTCATTTATAAAAAAGCAAAGAAGAAAAAATTATCCAGAAAAAAATGTAATTTATATGTTAACAACAGAAGATAATAAAAATAAACGAATTTATATTATTGGTAAAGCAACAAATTTAAAACGACGATTAAGTGGATATAATAAAACAGCAGAACATGAAGTTACATATTATAAAAGTTGTAATACCGAAGAAGATATGAATCTAATAGAACTAATAGTATTAAAAAAATTAAAATTATACAAAGAAAAAGCAAATAGAGATAGATTTATATTACCAATAGAAAAAGAAATATCATTTTTTATAAATATGATTGATGAATGTATTAAATATATTATATAATAAAAAACAAATATATTCATATTTGTTTTTTCTTTTTTCTAAAAATTTAAAAAAAATAATAAGTCTCTCTCTCTCTATAAATAAAATATATCGCCAAATTCAGAAATTTATATCAAATAAAATTAAAAAAAAAGGATTATATCATCGTATTGATATAATAAATATCGCCAAATTTTGCTGAAAAAATCAAACAATTTTATCAAATTTGCCAAATTTTGCTGAAAAATTCAGGAAATTGCCAAATTTTGCTGAAAAATTCAGAAAATTGCCAAAATTTTATGATTTTCCTGAATTTGGCATAAAAATTTAGCAATAATATATATATGACAAATTATACATGTATAAATTGTAATAAAGAATTTAATAAAAAAAGTGCATATGATTCTCATTTATTAAGAAAAAAACCATGTATAAACGAAGATAATAAAAATAATGAATGTAGTTTTTGTAATAAATTATATTCAACAAAATATAATTTAAAAATTCATATGAATAATTGTAAAAAAAATAATTTAAATAATAAAAATGAAATAGAAGAATTAAAACAATTGTTATTACATCAACAAAAAATTCAAGAAGAGCAACAAAAAATGATAGAACAATTAACAGAATTAACCGAAACAAATAAAAATATTACTATTAATGATAATAGTACAAATACTATTAATATACAAATTATTGGATTAGGTAATGAAAATATGAGTGATTTAACACCCCAAGAACGTGGAAAAGTATGCACTAGTGGTCCAAATTATCAACTTGAATATATAAAAACAGTACATTGTAATAATAAGTTACCACAATATCGTAATATAAAATATACTAATTTAAGAGCAAATACTGGATCAATACTTACAAATAATGGATGGTCAACATTACAATTTGATGACTTTATAAATACAATTACATCAACTATTAGAAAGAAAATGTTAGAAATGTATAAATTAGATGATTTTCCAGAAACAGTAAAAAAACATTCTTTAGAAGGTACAAAAGATTATGTATTAGGAAATGATAGTCATGGAGATAAAACACAAAAAATAAAACTTACTTTATATAATAATTCAAAGAATAAACCATAAATTATAATTTAATAGATAAATATAAAATTATAATAATTAAATTAATTAGAATAAATATGAAGGGTGATATCAAATTAGAGGTTAGAGGAAATGTAGATTTTTTAACAGAATTTCCACAGATATCATTTTTTGATGCAGTATATAAAAGACATACAAATTTTGCGACTGAAATGATTTATTTACCTATGGATGGATCAATGGAATTTGGTGAAGTAATATCATGTGTATTACCAAAAACAGGAGATTTAATACATAAAATGTATTTTGCTGTAACATTATCTAGTGTAAGTATACCAAGATTACCTGCGGATATTATAAGTGGATTAGATAGAACGAGTGCAAAGTTAAATTATACAGCATTTTTAAATTTTATTAATATATTATATCCAACATATAGAAAGATAGTAGAAGAACAGAAAAATATTAATTTTAATATATCGGATATACAAATAATGATAAATACATTAGCATCATCTAAAGCATATGCAGATATTCAAGGTACTGGTATATATTATGCAATATTTGGATTAAAGTATGATTTTATATTTTCATATACTAGTTTAGATGATCCATTAGATGCATTTGATTCAACAACCGGATTATTATCATTACCTTTATTTTCAAATTTCGTATCAATAACGCATTATTATGATAAATTATTATTTAATTTAACAAAAGAATTTGGGACAAAAAATAATTATTATTTTGGATGGAAAGAAAAACTAGGACATTTATTAATACAACAAATTGATTTAGAAATTGGAGGACAAAAAATAGATAGACAATATACAGATTGGTTAAATATATGGTCAGAATTAACTATTAGTCCAGATATATTACCCACGTATAATAAAATGATAGGTAATATAGATATATTAACTAGATATGATGATAGTGTAAAACCTCAATATCAATTATTAATACCATTACAATTTTTTTTCAATAGATATTTAGAATGTTCTTTACCAATATTATTTTTTAGATATCATGATGTTAAAATATCAATACAATTAAATAATATATTTAATATAGCAAATATTGATCCTTTAATAACAAGTAGTGATGTTAATATAGATAATTACGTTAGTATAATTGATGTAAGATTATTAACAGAATATATATATTTAGATCAAGATGAACGAGCAAAATTTGCAACATATGCACATGAATATTTAATAGATTATGTTCAAGAATACAATACAGATATTATAAGTCAATCTCAAACAATAAATTATGATTTTTTTAATTCAGTGAAAGGAATATATTTTTTAATTCAAAGTTATCAATCATTAAATTATAAAAATTATTCATATAATACAAATATTATTGTTGAAGGAAATATTACCAATCAATTAGTTAATGGTAATACAGTACCAATATTTATATTAAATAGTCAATTTTCAAATCAATTAGTAATAGATAATACATTAATAGGAAAACAAGTAACATTTAGTTCATCAAAATTTTATAATAATACGTATACTGTTGTTGGAATAAATAATCAACAATTTCAATTTAATGGAAAATATGAAGGCGAAGATACTGCAATATTAACAATTACGTATCCAGGACCCTTAAATACATTTGAATTATTATTTGAATCATATCCTAGACAAAAAACATTAGCGGGAAATTATATAAATACAGTTATTCCATATACTCATCATACTTGTATACCAAGTGATGGAATATATATGTATATATATTCATTAAATCCTGAAAAATATCAACCATCTGGATCATGTAATTATTCTGCATTAAGATATAAATCAATGACATTAACATTTACAGATACATTTTGGAATTATGCAAGTAATTATAATCTTAATACGGATATAAATAAAGCACAATTTAAATTATATGGTTTAACATATAATATATTAAGATTAGCAAATGGAATGGGTGCCTTATATTTTAGTGCATAAAAATAATTATAATAATAATTTAAACAATTCTTATTATAATTATAAGAAGAATAAATATGGGAGGAGGTATTTTACAGATCGCCGCAAATGTGTCAAGTGATTCATTATTTAATGATCAAAATTACACATTTTTTAAATGCGTATATCATAAATATACACCATTTACATTAGAAAATTATGTTCTTAATTTATCAAGTTTAAGTGATTTTGGAAAAAAAATGGAAATAGTAATTCCGAAAGTAGGTGATTTATTAACAGATATGATGTTAGTTGTAGATTTACCTCAAATTAAAGGAGAATATACATTTACTGACAGAGATGCATATATAAAATCATTACAAGATCAATATACATTTTCAACTATGACGGATATACAACAATATAATGAGAATTTATATAAATTAAATTTGGGAGCAAATATCCAAGCATATTTAGTTAGAGATAGTGTATTGGGACAATATCAATTAGTATTACCATTATTAGATGCGACAATGTTTTTAACCCAAGGAAAAAAACAAAAATATTCATTATCAAATTTTATACAAAGTAATTCTGAATTTTTTGATAATCAATATAAATTACATACAATTAAAGATCTTGTATATGCAGAAAAATCAACAATTTCAACTATTGATTATTTAAATTATGCATTTCAAGACAAAGAATTTTATTTTTTTATTGCAAATTTATTAAATATTAAACAAATTAATCCAACATTAAATATTCAATATTTTAATAACTGGCAAAATGAATATAATAATACAATTAAAAAATATATATTACGTAGACCTGAAATTGTTGCATTAGATACATTTATTACTAATATGAATACTGAATTAGTAAATAGTACAAAAATTAATGATTATGTATTTAATTATGAAAATATTTTTTCTAGTTATAATCCAATTGATTATCAATATGATATTATATTACCAATTACATATTCTAAAATATTTAATATGACATATATACCATTTGAAAACATAACAAATAATAAAAATTATTTATATGATTATACGTCATCTTTTTTTTCAATTTTTAATAAAAATTATATTTTAGTAAAAAGAAACAATCAAATTATTGGAGCATTAACAATTAAAAATATAAAAGATACATCCCCATTAAGAATAAATGTTCAACCTTTCAGACATTTAATAACAAATAATACAATTCAAAATACGAAACCATTATATTTATATTATGGTATAAATACCATACAAAATGAATCAATTAATTTTGCAATAATATCATCAATTAAAAATAATATTAATAATGTTACTGAATTTTTATTAGATAGATCAATTAATATAGATGTTGGTGATATTATTATAGTCGGAATTAATCAAACTGGTGTAATACCCGTAAATAATTATAATAATTTATATGGTATATTTAAAATTTTAACAATTAGTAGGGCATTTACTAGCAAAGATGAATTTACAACAAATGGATATAATACAACATTATCTGTTAAACCAATTGAAATAGATCAATTATTATTAACAGATACTTTATTAATAAATTCTACATCAAATATTACATCAAATACAATATATTCAAATTATAATAAGGTATATGCCTCTTCAATTATAACAAAAAATGATGAATTAGTATATTTAAATATAATAAAAAATTTAATATATAGTGATGTACCAATATCATCAATTATTTCAACACCAATTAAATCAATAACTGAAAATATTTTTAGATCAATTATTTTTTCGAGTGACTTCTTATTATCACCTGATCAAATTAAATCAATGACAAGTACAGTAGAAACATATATTTATGATAGTTATGATGTATTTTATAATTATTTATCAAAATTGTATTATAAAACAATTATTAAAACAACAGAAAATCAAGATTATTTGAATAATGTATATTATAAAATTAATTACACACATTCTAATCAAATATATTCATTTATTGGTGCAGGTAATACGACATTTACTAATTTAGAAAATGGTACATTTAGGTATCAAAATTATATATTAAAATCAATTAATACGACAGTTAAAAGTGATGGATTATATAGTAATCAATTATCATATACTAATTTTTTAACAACAAATATTATAAATCATTATGAAACATTTTCAGATAATTATAACAATCAATGGGTTGCATCATTATTAAATATTAAAGATAAATTAAGTGATAATTTTGTAAAAACAATAAATTATTTACAATATAATCCAACAAATACAAGTGGTAGAAAAACAATATTAAAATTTAATACATCAAATATTCCAATTCAATTATCAAATTTAACACAATTAACATTTACATATTTGAAAAAAGATAATAGTAATACTTATATATCAGATTATTATAGTGTATCAAATATAATACCAAAAAATTTAATAACAGATTTTACATCTTCTAGTATATCATTTGATTTAACATCTTTTATTTTAAATATTCAAAATTCATTTAATTTAGAATACATTGATTTTAGAAATAGTAAATTTACCTATACAACATCATCTTCATCTGGTACTATTACTATAAATAGTTTAAATACAATATTAGATAATTATTCGAATGATTTAGTTAATATTATTAATAATAACACTGTTTTTACACATCAATTATATGGTAACAATATTCTATTAGATTATATTAGCACTCAACATGAAACAATATTTGGATATATGAAAAATTATGAAATAAATAGAGAAGATATTGTAAGAAATGGTGGTATTACATATAGTACATATCAAGAAGATTTAATTGATAAAATACCATTATTAACAGATGGATCTTATTTAATTAAATTTAATTCATCCGAATACTATCCTAGATTTATGTATAGTAAACAATTACAAATATATCAAAATATATATCAAAAAATAGGTGAACTAAGTCAAAATTATTTAAATGAAACAAATTACGTGTATTTTATAAATAATATAAATTATCCAAGAACGGATGGATATAATTATAAAATTAATAATGAAGGACCATTATCATTTTTAGATCCTGGACAATTACCGTTATTAATGGAACCTGTAGAGTATTCATATAATTTATTAGATAAAGTATCAAAATATAATATATTTGCATCAATTGCACCGCGTGATCAATTGGGGGATTTTTCTTTTATTACATTTTTATCAGATTTAGAAGAACATGTACCAAGTTTACAAAAATCGTATACAGAATTATATTGGAATAATATATTTATAACAAATGGTGTAAATACTACTACAATTAATAATTATATATCAGCATTATCTGGAAAAGATGATGGATTATTTATTTATTATATATACAAATATTTAGCAGAATTGTATTCATTATATAGTGATGTTTGTAATATTAATACAAATATTGATGATACTTATTTTAAAACAATATATCAATTATCTCCAGATGTATTAAGTAAATTAGCATTTTCAGTATTTTCATCAATAATGAATACAACTACATTTCAAAATAATCCTATATCAATTTTTTATATTCAATATAATTTTATAATTCAGAATAATCAAAATAGGAATGCATTTAAAACATTATATAACTCTTATACATTATTACCACAATATAATATATCAAATAATACTAATTTTAAAAATCAAATATCAAATATGATAAATGAATTTACAATAATTTTTTATTACATTGCAAAATTAACACAGAAACATACAATTAATATAGTATTAAATCAAAATTTATCTCTGAGTAATTATCCAATTATATATAAAATTCATGGTTCTGGAAATTTAATTAAAATTATTTTTGCATCAGATCAATATAATATATTAAATGTAACAGATCCGACATTTACATCAACAATTGCGGTACCAACTGGATATAATATTAATGAATATTATAAAATATTTAATTTATCAATACATTATGATTATATGAAATATTTATTTACTGCAGGATATGGTGGTATTCAAAGAGATAATCAATATCCAAATAAAACATTAATAAGTTTTTATAGTAAAATCAATAATTATATTACTGCAAATATTTCAGAAGTTGATTTTGCATTTTTTTATGCAAATCAAATTGGATTATACTTACCAAATATGGAAGGAAATATTGTACAAAGTTATCAAGCGTGGATAAATAAAGGATCAAAACCATATTTTTATTATTACAATACTCTTTCTATATTTTATGATATGTTTTATATCTATTCTGGTAGATCATTTATTTCAGAATTTTATACAAAAAATAATAATAATAATAATGTATCATATAATAATCGCCCAGATACTATTAGAGGTGAAACAATTTATGCAACAAGAATGGCATACGGTACTAGAGATATGATTGGTAGATTAAATGGTGTTGGTGTTAGATATAATTTATTAGATCAAAGATTATATAGTATTATAAATAATTTTAATGCATCAAGTGCATCATCTTTTGATTTAAATGATGATCCAATTCAAATAATAAATATATTAAATAATTTAAATCAACGTTTTACAGATCATCAAGAATTTTTAACATTAATGAAATATTCAATTAATATAACAAATCCTTATCCAAATAGTGATATATATTTAACATTAATCACGCAATTTAAATCATCTTCACAACCAATGACAGATTTGGTATTATATCAATTATGGAATGATTACATATTAAATTATTATAAAGAACAAAATTATTTATATTCATCAATTATTAATGGATTAGTGACAACAATTGATCAATACGCTGAATTAACATCAAATACATTAGATATGTCAAGTATTGGATATGAATTATATAATTTTACAAATAATATTTATACAAATTATCAGACAAATTTTTCAGATACATCAATTATCAAATATTTATCAAATAGTAATTATCATGATATATGCGAAGTTTTTATAGAATATATAAACTCACAACCATATTTTAATGAAAAAGATAATTTTAACAATGATTTTAATTATAGACAAAATAATAATACATTAATTGAATTAGATTTTATTGATATGCCTGCTAAAAATATATTCAGCGTATATCAATCAGATGTATCCGTATTTAAAGAATTATTTAAGAATATATTAAATTATAGGCAAAAAAATGTATCAACACAAAGTGTTACAATTGAACAGAAAAAATTATTAGACGATTATTATTCAATTAATGATGTAACATCATTAACATTTTATGATAAATTTTTTAAATTTTCAAATAGTGTAGATTATCATTTAATTCCATTAATATATCATGATTTATATAATATTCAGAATGCAAGTAAAACTATTGTATTTTATTTAAATTATTTATTTTCATTTTTAAATAACACATCATCAAAACCACTTATATCTGATTATGATAATCCTGATTTACCAGTAAGTTATTATTTTGTAAAATATTTATCATCCGGTGTTGATTATTTTTTAGCAAATTTTCATCAATTATATTTTGACAGTGTTGCATTTTTTCCATATAAATCAGTTCCTTCAACGGTAAATTTATTTAATGGTGCAACCGCACCAAGACCAAAATCATTTATGTATGTATTTTTACTAATGAAGATACAATATAGAAATTATTATTATTCTTTTGTAGAAAATGCATATAATTACGTTATAGTTCCTGAAACAGGTGTGCGCCAAATATTAAGTTTAAATACATTTTCAGAATATCCTGATATTGCAGCGGATGTTGCAAGATTTGATAGCATTATAGACAGTGTTGCAGTTGTTGGATCAATTGATCATTTACAGCGTGTCTCACATCCATTTTTTGTTAATAAACATGTTGATAATTTATTATTTTTAAAAGATTTATTAAGTGATTTAGAAAATGTTAGTGATGATGCATCAATAAATATATTATTACCAAATAATGATAAATATGTAGAATTTTTAAATGAAAGAACAATTGTAACTAATTCATTTGATCAAAATGGGTTAATTTTTGGAGGATATCCATATACTTTGGGTGTAATGTCATCAGATAAATATATGGGATCAATAAAAATAATTGATTCTACTGGTACAGAAATTAATTGTTATATAGAAGGAAATGTTGTTTTATCATCTGTAATAATACAAATATATTATTTTTTGATATCAGAATGTTTTATATTAAATCAAACAGAATTAATTGGTAGTTCATTTCAATTGACACCTATGGCGTTAGGTAATACATTAGCACAAATTACTGCAAAAGATTGGAAAAATGGTTTAATTAATTTAATATCAGAATATTTATTTTTATTATTAAAATCAAAGAAAATTATTTATCAAAATTCAATATATGAAATATCATATAATGATTTATATACTAGATTAAGAGTATTAAATGGTTCAGATAGATTAACTGATATTATTGATATGTTTTTGAATTCATTATTAAAAATTTCAATTTCATCATTTGAAGTAACAAATGGTAATACAACATTAACAATAGATACATATTTAGCAGAATATGAACAATTTAAAATTCAAAATGATTTTTCACTTATTACAATTAAACAAAATTTTAATTATTCACAATATTATCGTTTAATGTTTGCATTAAGACAATGTTTAATAGGAAAATATAATAATTTTGAAGAACGTGTTCGTTTTCATAATGCATTTGATTATTGGAAAGAAAATAATACAATATTAATATCAGATTACAAAGAAATAACCTTTAATAATGTAAATTATATGGTTAGAAATTCAGAAAGTGCTGATGTATTAACTGGATTAGCGTATTATTCAACAAATACAACTAACGTGCCTGATAATTTATTTACAGTAATTATTGATTATATTGTCAGTAATATTCAAAATTCAATTAACAAAACTTCAAATTTAAAATATTCATATTTTACTAAATATGATTTTAAAAATTTTGCATATGTAAAAAATGGATATGATGTTACATTAACATTATATAATGTTTATTTTAATTTACCGAATGAAAGATATAATGTAAGTATCAATACTGGAAGTAAAACAATTTCAGCAGTAGTAGTAAGTGGTTCTGAAGGTACACCATTTTCAATAAGTTATAGTAATTTACCATTTGGATATCAATATAATTTTAATACTAATACATTAGATTATTTACAATTATTGTATCAATATGATATTAATAATGTATTAAAAAACATGTTTACTATTTTTCAAAATATACAAGATATAAATCAATCATTAACAATATTATCATCATATGCATCTGAATATGATCCAACAAAACCGAATACATCAAATTATACATTTATGCATTTTCGTACATTTATTGAATCATTTATTTACTATGATTTTACATCACAAACTGATCCAACTAAACAAGTTAATGCAGTTTTATTACCAATTAATGCTAAATTAGGAATTAATACATTATTTAATTTAATTTTTACAAATTGGTCAGAATTTTATGGCGTTTTCTTTTATGTTTATACTGGTACTAATCCAACTGCAGCGAATTTTTTAGGTTCTGGTAAAACAGTATTCTCAAATGGAAATTATATTGGTTCATTATTTATGAAATTTAATACATCAGGTAAAATATATATTTCTATTACAAATAGTTTAATTGATGATACCCATCCTTTTGGTACTAGTGATGTTGCAGTTAATATAACAACTCCAATCACAGTATCTAGTATTTCAGATGGTAAATTAGATAATAATTTTGCAATTATAACTATTCCAAGAGAAATAAAAATTACATTATTTGAATGGACACCTACATTAAATATTGGTGAATTATATACATTTATTTCTACTGATGCAACAGGGGAAAATTTAACAAATGCCAGTGGTGTTGCTGATATTGGCGATGGTCCTTTTGCATTAGAATCATATTTTGAACCAGGTTCAAATTCACCATCTTATAGAATTAATGCATTATTAACATTTCTCACATCTCAATCTGTATATATATATGTATGTGATCAACAGAAAGTAGAAGATTTTACAATTGCAAAAGTATTTGCACTAATTCCAAATATAAGTAAAGCAAGAACGATTAATATTGTAAATGATATTGAAGAAATTTCAAAAGTATGTACAATAAATAATAATACTGCATTATTAACTGTACCAAAACAATATATCGTATCTCTGCCATACTGGTCTAATACTTATCGTATTAATCAATTATATGTATATTTTGCTGATAATATAAATGGAACAAATTTAGGAAATGATATTGAAATTATAAATACACCACAAACACTTGCAACATTAATACAAATTGAAGGTGGATATCAATTGACTTTTACCGCAGCATTTAAAAATCTAGGTGATAATTATGTATATTTAACTTTTAATCAAATTTCAGATGCAATACCTTATGGTTCAAGACCTGTAAATTTTTTAGTAAATGTAACAAATCCAATTGTATCAACAAGAATAGAAAATGTAACGGGAATATTAAGTCAATATATTGCAATAACATATCAACAAACTCAATTTAAAGTAACATTAGGTAATTGGTTACCAGAATATATAAATGATGGTGTTAATAAATTATATGTGTATACCAGAGATATTACAACACCAGATGTATATACAAATTATATTCCAATAAATGGATTATCAAATGTCAATTATAATATAGTATTAGAAAATGGCGTATATGTATTATATTTTACAACAACTTTTACAAATATATCCCAATTATATTTATACTTAACATTTAATAAAATTACAAATATATACAAATATGGTGAAGGTTTAGTAAATATCCAAATTACAAATCCTCCAGGTGATTTAGTATCATTTAATTATATTGATGTCATACCAGCATTTTATACTGATTCTATTTATACTAAATTAATTACTTTTACTACAAATAATATCCAATTTTCTATCAATAATTATTCACCTAATTACAATGTTTATAAAGATATTCCAAATTTATTATATTTATTTCTCGCTTCTGATAGTGCCCCTCAATATATATATTCTGCACCAATTCCAATTATATTTAATCAAAATAATATATTAAATTATCCATTTTATACAGAAAGTGTTGCACCAGTATTTATATTTATATCAGATAATAGTGTATATAATAATGGATTAATTAAATATCCTGTTGGATTTTTAGAAAATCAAATAGGACCAATTAATAGCGTTCTTGCATCACCATCATTTATAATTAATTCAAAACAAACTAATTTTGATATTCAATTAACTAATTGGAATACAAGTTATAGTACATATTACAATATTAATTCTGTAGTAGTTTATATTGGTTTAGATCCAGAAATACCCCTTGTAATATTAGGTGAATATAATGTTGTATATACTAATATGTTCCATCTTATATTTTCAACTAATTTCAGTATAACTCCGGGAACATATAATATTTATATTAGAGATGTAAATCAAGTATATTTTAAACAAAGTTTAACCAATCAAGTATTAATTTCTGATCAAATTCAAATTACGACATTAACACCAAGTATATCTCCTGTATCAACATTTACTTCTATAACATATACAGGAACATTAAGCAATTGGCGGTCTATATATTCAACATCATTAAAATTATTTATAAATAAAACACTTGGGACAACAACACCAGTCTCACAAACAATTACAATTAATCAAAATGGTAATTTTTCATTTACTACACAAGTAACTAAATATCCTACAATATCATTTGCAATATCAGAATCAAATGTATATAGTACAGGTTATTTAGAAACAAATCCATATATTATTCCAACAATTATTGGTCCTGTCAATGCATTTTTTAATAATCAAAGTTATGTAATTACAACAAAACCAACAAATTATTCTATTTTATTACAAAATTGGGATTCTACGTATCCTTTTTCACAATTATATGTATATGTTGTAAATACAAATAATAATTTATTATGGAATTTTGGTGCAAAATCTATATCATTAATAAATAATGTATATTATTTAACATTTAATGCAACAATCGGCGGTATTGAAACTGGTGGATATAATGTTTATATATCAGATACTAATTATAATGTACCAGGATATAATTTATTACAATTATTAACAAATCAATTATCAGTAATTAAACAAATTGAATTAGATCATATAGATGTATTACCATCACCATTTTCAACATATACTCAAACAACATTAACTGGATATATTAACAATTGGATAAATGGTGTATTTCCAGCAACATTATATTTTAGTTATAAATCATTATACGATAATTCATCTTATAGGGATACCGTTTCTATAAATCAAAATGGAGTATTTAATTATATAATTAGATTAAACACAATTCCAGGTATTATTGCTGGAATATCAGATAATGTTACATATGGTAATGGTTATTTAGAAACAAATCAATTAACATTAAATAATAAAATTGGTCCTGTAAATGCAAATTTAACAACATCATCCTATGCAATTAAAAATTTAAGTAAAACATATAATATTATTTTAACCAATTGGAATACAAGTTATTCTATAAGTAATTTATATATTTATTTGGGTTCTAATATTAATACAGTAGTATATACATATGGATTACAATTGATACAATTTAATGGAACAAATTATTATATTAATTTTAGTAATACATTATCAGAAATTACATCTGGAATATATAATATATATTTATCAGATCAAAATCCTACAAATATTATTGCAACACCGTTAGTAAATCAACTTATTTCCACATTTAGTGTAAATAATCAAATTGCAATATCTAATATTACAACAACTCCAACACCATTTCAAACATATCTATCAACAACATTAAATGGACAAATAACAAACTGGACAACATATTATCCAACCCAATTATATTTATTTTATACTACAATTTCTAATAATAATACAATTCAAGATGTGGTAAATATAAATTCAAATGGTACATTTTCATATGTATTAACAGAAAATACATTACCTGGAATTAATTTATCAATTGGTGATAATATTGTATTTACATCGAGTTATATTAAATCTAATGTATATAATTTACCCATATCTGTTGGACCAGTTAATGCATCAATTGATAAAGTAAATTTTATTCAAAATAAATCATTATCTGTAGTAATTACATTATCAAACTGGAATGATTCTTATAATATTACACAATTATATGTCTATGTTGGTAGTAATAAAGATACTCAATTAGAATCGTATGGTCAAAAAACGATTGTAAATAATACTATATCATTTAATTTAAGTTCTGCGCTATCACAAAATACGTATAATATTTACATTAGTAATACTAATCCTACGCAAACATTATCATATATAGTAAGACAAGCATTAACCAATCAAATTAATATTATTAATCAAATATACATATCCAATTTTGAAGCGGAAAATATGCCATATAGAACATATTATCCACAAATTTTAAGTGGTCAATTAGATTATTGGAATATAGAATATACATTTCCAATATATGTTATTTTTTATTCATCATATGATAATGTAAAATACAATATACCAATAGGAATTAATTCAGATGGTACCTTTGGTTTTACATTAAGTGTAGCGTATGCTGGAGATTTTAATGTATATATCTCTGATAATTCATCTGGAAATTATGGAGAAGGTTATATTGAATCTAATATATATACAATACCTGTGATAATTGGACCTAATGCATTGGCGAGTATGAATAATATAGTTTTTATTGAAAATAAACCATTACCAGTAATAATTACATTAATACAATGGAATGATTCATATAATATTACAGAATTATATGTCTATACAGGTGATGGCGCAGAGACTGTGTACGAATCATTTGGTCTACAAACTATTACAAATAACGATGAAACATATACAATGTCATTTAATTTAACACCTTCACAAACTGGTATAGGTATATATAATATATATATTAGTGATACAGATCCAACTATTACTCAAACATTTTTAGTTAGAGAACCATTACACAATCCACCTCAAATAGTTATTACATCACAAATTTATATTTCATCTATAACAACAACAATTCCATTTACTACTTATTCTGAGACTACATTTGATGGTAATTTAGATAATTGGGATCCAGCACTTATTGTACAACAAATGTATGTAACGTATTATTCATCATATGATGATATAAAGATAGTATCTCCAATCACAATTAACTCTGATGGAACATTTTCATTTAATTATACTGAAAATTATCTTGGGGATTTTAATATTTATATTTCAGATAATTTATCTGGTATACACGGAGATGGATATTATGAATCAAATATTTATGTAATATCAACAATTACAATTGGATTATTAGATGCATCATTAACTAATTTATATGTAATAAAAGATAAAAGTACAGAATTAACAATTGAGATAAATAATTGGAATGATTCGTATAATATAACTGAATTATATGTCTATATTGGTAGTGATCTAAATACAGTAATACAATCTTTTGGATTACAAACAATAACAACTTCTACTATTTCATTTATTGAAACAATAGCATCCGAAATTGGATTATATAATATTTATTTATCAGATACAGATCCAGAACAAACACAAACATATTTAATACGAGAAGCATTAACTAATCAATTAACATTAATTGATCAAATTCAAATTGATACAATTATTACAACACCAGATCCATTACTAACATATACTAATACAAATTTTTCAGGTAATTTTACTATATGGGATATTCTTCCCAGATCACTCTATGTATTTATAGCGGCAACAATTGATAATACAACACCATCAGAAAGTGTATCTATCGATTCATCTGGTAATTTTAGTTTTGATGCAACAGTAACAAATTATGATTCAATTAATGTTGCATTTTCAGATGCTGATGTGTATGGAACAGGATATTTAGAATCACCTGCATTTAATATTATAACTACAATTGGTCCTATTAATGCAATAGTATCACCAGCTACTTATAATTTAGAAGAATTAGTCAGTTATACAATTTTATTATCAAATTGGAATTCATCATATGGAATCACTGAATTATATGTATTTACTGCAACAGATCCTGAATTTGCCAATTTAAATTTAATAGATGTAACCGCTATAACAATTAATAATACTGATGATGTATATACATTACAATTTAATTATACATTCTCTGATAATGGACCATATTATTATGTAGTATCTAATGTATCAGATCCAATTAATGATCCATTTATAATATTTGAAACAACTGTGAATCGTGTAATATATTTAGATTTATCTTTTACACCAATCTTAACACAAATATCAAAAGTAATTTTAAATCCAACAAGTATAACTGATTTACTTTTATGGTATGATGCAACTGAAATTAATGGATCATATTTAAATCAACCATCAAATAACAGTGAAATTTCTAAATGGATAAATAAGGTAGATAATACAGTAAATAATTTATCAAGTATTTTTACACCCCTTAGATATAATTCAACTGGATTATCAAATAATGCAACAATTTCTTTTAATAATAATGGATTATATAGTGATATTGCTGAAAATTCATTTGCTAATGGAATATCAGTATATATAGTATTTAAAAATATTGGATCAGATACACAAAATGTAGTATTATTTACTAGAACATATGTTGATTCTAATCTTTCATTACCAATTAGTGTATATAATAATGAACGTACTTTTGGCAGTGATTTAATCGAAAATATAACACATACAATTACATCATCTTTTAATATTAGTACATCATCATTGTCAACAATCATGTATTTTAACAATGATTCTAATTTACAATATAATGAATATATAAATGGTACAAATACTATTACTGAATCATCCGTTTATTATAATGATACTGGTAATAAAATTCATATCGGTATAGTTGGTGTCGAAGCAGCACAAAATGGATATGGATTTATTGGTAATATATCTGAAATATTAATATTTAATAGAACATTAAATGAAACAGAAAGACAAACAATTGAAGGTTATATTGCATGGAAATGGTCATTAATAACTGATCTACCATCTTCTCATCCATATTCATATTTAAATCCTGAATTTACAATACCCGTAAACGGATACAAAGGATATAATTTGTCATATCAAGTAATATTACAAGATTGGGTAGTTAATCCATTTTTATCAAGTATTACTGTTCAATATAATCAAGATATAAATAATCCAACAAATTTAGTATCAATTGGTAATATTCCGATTACTCAAGATGATAATAATAATTATATATTAAAATTCTCTGTTCGATTTTTAACAATTGGAACATATTATATATATTTAACAGATAGTTATAATAATATTTATAAAAGTATATCATCACCAATTAGTATTACAGATGCATCATCTCAAATTACGATAACACCAGATTTAACAGAAAAAACGGTAGGTCAAGTATTAATATTAACATTAGAAGGTTGGAATTCAATATATCAAATTAGTAATTTAAATATACATTATTCATACAGTAATTCTGATTCATCTCCAATATTAATTGAAAATCAATATATTCAATACAGTAATAATTCTTATTCTATTTCATTTATAGTACCAAATATACCAGGAAATGTATATTTTTATATAATTGGTAAACAAAATACTATTGAAGTAATTAAAAAAATAATAAATATTCAAGTAATTAGTAATTCTAATCCTATTGCAAATTTGTCATTATACAGTAATAGTATATTTAATCCAAAGACAATATCTTCTTTAACATTATGGTTAGATGCAAATGCAATTTCCGGAACATATTTAAATCAACCAAGTAATGATGGTCCAGTATCTACATGGTATGATAAAAGTATTAATGGGTATAATGCGGTACCAGCAAATACAAATATACCAACTTTTGTAGTATCTGGTATTAATGGATTACCTAGTATACAATTAAGAACAAACTATAATTATGTAACACCTATACCAACCGATACATTTAGTAATGGTATGTATGTATATATAGTCTATCAAAGTAATAGAACACCTGTACAATTAGAATCATTAATTTCAAGAACGAATTCTATTAATAATATTGCAGATCCATTTATTGTAGTCAATAATATTAGAAGATTTGGTGATGGTACTGACACAACACAAATAACATCACCAATTAATATTAAAAATCAAAGAATTCCAAGTTTATTCAATGCAAATATAGATTCTATTGGATTAACATATTCTGAATATAATTTATTTAAATATCAATATGATGAATCTATCGAATTAGAAGGTCTTGATGATACATTAAACGATAATAAATTGTTTATAGGTACTTCTAGTAATTTTAGTTTACAATATAATGGATTAATTGGTGAAATATTAATATTCAACGCACCATTAACACAAGAAGAAAAATATTCTGTAGAAGGATATCTTGCATACAAATGGAAATTACAAATTTATTTACCGTTATATCATCCATTTTCTCCAATTAGTCCTGAATCTTTTACGCCATTATTATTTAATTCATTGCAATTATGGA